AGCAAGATGTAGACATACCCAAGGAACTAGAGGACTTTGATGAACTGCAAGCCAATGCGTGGGTTTGTAACGGCAAACTAATTCGTCTTGTGCTTAATCCATTTAAACCATCTAAAATTCCATATATGGCTGCACCTTACGAACTCAATCCATACTCATTCTTTGGCGTGGGTATTGCAGAAAATATGGACGATACACAAACATTGATGAATGGGTTTATGCGTATGGCGGTTGACAATGCTGTGTTGTCTGGTAACTTGCTGGTTGAGGTAGATGAAACTAATCTAGTGCCGGGACAAGACCTCACGTTATATCCGGGCAAAGTATTCCGTAGACAAGGTGGCGCACCGGGTCAGGCAATCTTCGGTACAAAGTATCCAAACGTATCTCAAGAAAACATGATGATGTTTGACAAAGCACGAGTGTTGGCAGATGAAAGCACAGGCTTTCCATCCTTTGCACACGGGCAGACAGGTATATCTGGCATAGGACGCACAGCGTCAGGTATATCTATGCTTATGGGCGCAGCGCAAGGCTCTATCAAAAGTGTCATCAAAAACGTAGATGATTATTTGCTTCGTCCTCTTGGTGAAGGTCTGTTTAGATTTAACATGCAATTTGACTTTGACCCAGAACTAAAAGGCGACCTAGAAGTAAAAGCACGTGGCACTGAAAGCCTCATGGCAAACGAAGTTCGCAGTCAGCGTCTAATGCAGTTCTTGCAGATTGCAAGTAATCCTGCACTTGCGCCATTTGCTAAATTTCAATACATAATTACAGAGATTGCAAAGTCTATGGACCTTGACCCCGATAAGGTTGTAAACGATATGAATGAAGCTGCACTGCAAGCAGAGATTATGAAAGGGTTCCAAGCCCCACTACCTGAAGGCCAAGGTGCGCCAGCAGGTGCGGATGTGATGGACCCAACTGGTGCAGGTGGTGGAACAATGGGTACTGGACAAGTTCCTGTGCCGGGTGAACAAGGATTTAGTGGAAATGGTGGACAAGGAACTGTACAGCAAACTGAAGCCGTTGGTGGGCAACAACCGCCAATGGAATCACTTCAGTAATTATATTGATGCAATGATTGACACGTATCATAAAACATTAGAGCAATCTAGTGACATTATAGATATATCACGTGCGCAGGGTTCTATCACTGCGTTGCGTAAAGTGCAACGTCTAAGAGATGAAGTGAGTGAACTAGATGGATAACGATCAGTTTTTAGATGCGTATCTAAATACTCTTGAGACTAGCGAAGGTGCTGGTGGCGGTGATACCGTTACTGGTATGGCAACAAGAGAATATGGTGTTAAAAATTTATTAGGCGTAAACGAAGAAGATTATAAAAACAACCCTAAAGGACTCGCAAAAGCTGTAGCCCAAAAAAATATTGATGAACTTATAGATATGGGTATTGACTGGAACAGCCTTCCTTTATCTATGAAATTTAATGCATTAGATATTCAATATAACATGGGTAGTTTAAAAAGTAAAGCACCAAATTATTTTAAAGCACTTAAATCTGGAAATTATGCGGATGCAATAAAAGAATCACTAGATGCAATTGGTGCGTATGATCCAAAAAGAAAAGGAGAACGACCAACAAAAGGTATTGCATTACGCCGTGCAATGTTTTATAATATAGCAGCTACGGAATTAAATCTTCCTACTATTACAAGTGTAAACGCTATAAATCAAAACAACCCACAGAAGTCTGCAAAAGTAACATACAGTATGTCAGAGGGTGATGCAATACCCGTAAATTATGAATTTCAGTCATTGCATAGCACAACAAAACCCGGAACTATTGCTGTGGGTGATATGACAGTAGAACCTGCAACTAAAGTTGAAGAAGGGTTTAAAGAAAGAAACGTAGTAAAACCTGACGATGTAGTAGAACCCGGCACTACTGATATGTTGGAAGAGGTAGAGCAAGAACAGTTTCAAAGAAGTGTTGATGAGGCTGATAGGGACGAACAAAAACAACAAGCGGCAACCTTAGAAACTATACAGACTAAAGATGTAGCACCGGAAACACCAGATGCCATTCCCATGATTGATGTTCCCCCTGAACCAGAACAACCGGGTTTGTTTGATAAATTTATGGGCATGTTTTCTTCAGAGGAAAGAGAAGCAGAGAAAGAACAAATTAGGCAAGACTTGTTAAAAGAATTAGAAGTAGAAACAATTAGACCGCCAGCAATGAACGAGGGTGGTTTAGCATCTGGAGAAATTGATTATAATGTTGTAGATGATGAGTATGAACTACCCACAGAACTAGATATAGCACGTGCAAAAGCGCGTCAACAGATGAAAGATTTGGGGCTAGATGCTCCCTCCATACTTTCACCTCGCATAGAAACACGTACTGCAGAAGAAATAGCTGCAGATAAAAAATCACTAGCAGAAGTAGCACCTGTAACTGGAGATATATTAGCAGTTAAAGATTATCCTGAAGATATTTCTATTGCTAAAGATATTATAAAACAAGGCGTAGACGAGGGTGAACTTTCTTCTGTATTAGGTGGCGTGGCATATGCAGGTTTATCTACAATAGGATTGTTGCCAGCAGCTACTGGTGTTGGTGCGGGAGCAAAAATTGCAAAAAAAGCCGCTAAAGATAAACTTAAAAAAGAATTAGTAGATGAGTTTGGCACAGATGGAGCAACTAAAGTAGTTGATACAGTAGGGGAAGCATCTCAACCTGTGCGAGTTACTAATGTAGTAGAACCCAAAAAATCAGTTAAAGCCTATAAGTTATTTAAGGTGGATAGACAAGGTAATCTGTATCCTTTGTTTGTTAAGATGGAAAACAATAAACCCATAGAATTAAATAAATGGACAAAAGCAGAGGCAGGAGAAATAAATCAAAAAACTGGTAAAGTTAAATCTTCATTAGGTGATTTAGCATATAGACCGGGTTTTCACGCTGGTGATCTTCCTATGGCTACTCATATAGGAGGAAAATCAGGAAATGTAAAAAAACCTAATTATCGTCCTGACAATCAAGTATGGGCTGAAGTAGAGATGGCTGATGATGTTGATTGGCAATCTGTAGCACTAGATAGGGCCAGAATAAAAAAAGACGGAACTATAGATGTAAAAACAGCACACATTACAGATCAATTACCTGAAGGCGGTCACTACAGATATAAAACTAATCCTAATATGACAGGTAATTGGCTTATTGGGGGTGAATTAAAAGTTAATAGAATACTAAGTGATGCAGAGGTGAAAGAAATAAATAATGCTGCAGGAGTTGCAGATTTACCCAGATTAAATGAGTTAAATATGAACGAGGGCGGTATGGCTATGGATAGACAAATGAGTATGTTTGAAGACGGAGGTCTAATGGACGAAGGCGGTACAACGGACCCTGTATCTGGTAATGAAGTACCGCCCGGTTCTACACAAGAAGAAGTACGAGATGACATTCCTGCCCAGCTAAGTGAAGGTGAATTTGTATTCCCAGCAGATGTGGTAAGATTTATTGGCCTAGAAAAACTTATGAACTTGCGACAGGAAGCAAAAGCAGGTCTTGCTCGTATGGAAGCTATGGGCCAGATGGGCAACAGTGAAGAAGCCACAATACCTGACGACATTCCATTTACAATTGATGACCTTGATATGGAAGATGACCCAATGGAGTTTCAGGTTGGTGGTCTAGTACCTAATCAATTTGGTGTAGTGCAACAACCCTCACAGTTTGGTCAAGGGGTCGGTATTAATCCTCCTCCTCCTCCAGTATATCAAGCACCTGTCGTGCCTATTGCACAACCAATACAACAACAACCTTTGCAAACAGGCTTTACACCTGCGACTACACCTGCTGTCCCAACTGATGGAACTACAGTGCCTACCTTTGAACAGCTTATACCTACAACAACTGGCCAGTATGATGAGTTAAAAGAATATATTAATAATGAAACGGGACAGACAATGACTATTCCGTTTGTGGATGGTCAGCCTATCTATCCTATTCCAACGGGTTTTGTAGAAGTGCAAACAGATGTTGTTGAGGCTACTGAGCCAGAGGAAACTGTTGTGCCTACAGCTAGACCAGAAACAGTTACAGGCAGAGATGATCCATCAGATGATAATCAAGGTCCAGAATTTTTAACAACTGATGTGACAGGTATTGGTTATGATAGATCAGGATTAACAGACAATCTACGTCAAGCCATTGATGATTTTGGATTTGGCTTTGGTGCATTAGGAGAAACATTTGGTAGAGCAGGAGTGGCTGGTGCAGTGGGAGAGATATTTGGTAAAGACCCACGTGTGCCAACTAAACAGATAACTAGCGCATTGTTTGGTGGAGTTCTTGATGGTTTTCGTGGTGGTCCAGTAGATATTGTAGACGGGAGAGTAAAATCTAATTATACAGATAGACGATCTTTAAATGATATGGATTCCGCTAGACAAGATATAATTGCTGATACAGCCAGACGTGTTGCGGATGACATGAAAACTATTTTTGTAGATGACGATGGCAAATCAAGAAGTAAAGAAGAAGTAAACAATGGTTTAAAAACTGCTGCAAAAATTTTAGGTATAGAAACTAATATTAAAGGAACTAACTTTACAAAAAGTCTAACCACACTTGCTAGAGAAATAGGAAAAGTTAAAAAAGAAGAAGCTGAAAAAGCTGCGCAAGAACAACAAATTAAAGACATACAAGCAGCAGAAAAAGATATTCGTACAGGAAAGACTCAATTCGTACCAGAGGGTGCGAGTGATGATAAAGGCGGTAACATATATAGCGGTAATCAATACGGAGGACTATCACCAGCAGGGGATGGACCTTCATCGGGCAGTGCTACAACAGGAGCAGGCGCAGGTATTGGTGGTATAACAGATGGTAGCCGTGGCTCATCCCGATATCGTGCTAAAGGTGGCTTAATAGAAACATCAAAACCTGAAACTAAAAAGATGAAGCGAGGCGGTTTAGCTTCAAGAAAATAACCGCAATCAGTTGGCCTACCCATCCCCCACCCGACAGGTGGCTACGTTGGCCCCAACAAGGAGTAAAAGAAAATGGCAGAAGCCGAAATCATGGCTGAAGAGATGAAGCCCCAGAAGAAAGTAGCATTTGCAAATCGTAAATATACTAACGAAGAAAAGCGTAAGATTGAAGAAGATGAACTTGAAAAGCTAATCAAAGAACAGAGAGGTGAAGTAGAGCAAGAAGCTAGTGAGCCAGAAGAGGAAGAGCCTACTAACGCAGAAGAAAAAACATTTAAGAAGCGTTACTCTGATCTTCGCAGACACCAGCAAAAGCAAGCAGAAGATTTTAAACAAGAGATTGAACAATTAAAATCTCAACTAAGTTCTGCAACAAAGAAGGAAATGAAGCTACCTAAGTCAGACGAGGACTTAGAAAGTTGGGCTAAAAATTATCCTGACGTTGCTGCCATCGTAGAAACGATTGCCATGAAGAAGGCGAAGGAACAAGCAGATAGCTTGGAAGAACGCATGAAGGCAATTGACGAAATGCAGTACGACGCTAAGAAAGAAAAGGCAGAAGCAGAACTTATGCGTCTGCATCCTGACTTCGATGAAATTCGTGACAGTGATGACTTCCACGAGTGGGCAGAAGAACAACCTAAGTGGGTACAGGACGCACTGTACGAGAATGATAATGACGCAAGATCAGCAGCAAGAGCCATTGACCTCTATAAAGGAGATAGGGGAATTGGCAAGAAGTCTAAGAGCAAGAACGATAAGGGTGCAGCACTGGCGGTTGCTCCGAAAAATAAAGCAAGTAAGCCGCAAGGCGATGAGACTTCTACGTACCTGAGAGAATCAGAGGTACAAAAGATGTCTCCTCAACAATACGAAAAGCAAGCTGATGAAATCATGGAAGCCATTCGCAGTGGCAAATTTATCTATGATGTGTCAGGGTCAGCGCGATGAGTATTATATTCAAACCTGAAAAGGATATACATCTTCTTGCTCCCTTTGGACCTACTATGGGATACTACCGTATGCCCGAAGAGTTGGTTAATAGTTTAAATGACAAGATGTCTGATAAATTAGATGATTACTCTGAAAATTTAGTAGGTAAAGTATCTGCAGAATTAGCGTTTGACGATGACATTATTAAAATTGCCCAAGAGGGTTTAGGCAGATTTATAGGCATGTATCAAGCCTATACAGATGACCGAAACAGTATGGGCAGTAAAAAGATGGACAACGAGAAGTACAACTACGGATTACAAGTAGTGTCCGGTTGGTTTGTTCGTCAGTTTGAAAACGAGTATAATCCTTTACACATACATACTGGTTCACGTTTGTCTTGTGTAGGATATTTAAAATTGCCAGACGGAATAGAAAAAGAGTGGGAAAAAGATTATAAAGATCATCATCCTGCCAATGGACATATACAGTTTGCCAGCGGTACTCCTTCAGGATATACATGCACAAACTTTGTAGTCAAGCCCCAAGTAGGTGACTTTTATGTCTTCCCATCTCAATTATTTCACTGCGTATATCCTTTCTACACGAAGGGTGAAAGAAGGTCTTTCAGTATGAATATGAATTTTATTGAGATACCTAAAGAAAAAAGTGTTGACATATAGATATTTTTTAGTATAACTATATGTAACAAGGGTGTAAGTGTGATTAGCTACCTGCTTACACCAATTCAGCAAACAACAAAGTCTTACGGATTACCTGATAAGCAAGGCCCGTTGAATAGTAGGGCGGCCACCTTACTACGATGCGCACCCATGTAGGTCAGCCCCTGATTAGTCTAGTTAGTTTGCATCTGTAAAAATGCTAATTAGGAGAATTTAAAATGGCATTTACTACCGCGTCGGGATACGGTAATCTTCCCAACGGTAATTTCTCCCCAATCATTTACAGCAAACAGGTGCAACTTGCTTTCCGCAAGAGTGCTGTTGCTGAAGCAATCACCAATAACGATTACTTTGGTGAGATTGCTCAAATGGGAGATTCCGTTAAGATTATCAAGGAACCCGAAATCACTGTCAAGGCTTACGCCCGTGGTACTACTATCACCCCGCAAGACCTTGATGACGAAGACTTCAACCTCACGATTGACAAAGCTAACTACTTTGCTTTCAAGGTTGATGACATTGAAGAGGCGCATAGCCACGTGAACTTCCAAGCACTTGCTAGTGATCGTGCTGCGTATCGTTTGGCTGACCAGTTTGACCAAGATGTTCTTGGTTACATGTGTGGTTTCAAGCAGTCTGCACTTCATGGTGTAGCTGATACTGCCAACACAACTGTAAATGGCTCAAAGGCTATTTCAACTGCTGGATCAAACGAACTTCTTGCTGAGATGCAGGTTGACGCTAATGACTTTGGCGGCTCTGCCGACAATGGTATTGGTATTCAGCCACGCCTTCCGGGCGCATCTGCAGTACCGGGTTCGGGTAATGCTAACCCAACCATGATTATTGCTCGTATGGCTCGTAAGCTAGACCAGCAAAATGTTGATACACAAGGCCGTTGGCTTGTTGTAAATCCAGTCTTTTTGGAAATCTTGAAGGATGAAGATTCAAAACTTCTGAACCAAGACTACGGTGAGACAGGTGGACTTCGCAATGGACTTGTTGTAAATAATCTGCACGGCTTCCAAGTGTATGTTTCTAACAACCTTCCAGAAATTGGAACAGGCTCTGCTACCACAGGTGGTACGAACTCTTCTAACTTTGGTGTGATTGTTGGTGGACATTCATCTGCTGTTGCTACTGCAGAGCAAATCAACAAGACTGAGACATATCGTGACCCAGACAGCTTTGCTGACATTGTTCGCGGTATGCATTTGTACGGCCGCAAGATTCTCCGTCCAGAGGCTCTTGTGAACGCCCGTTTCTGTTTGGTGTAAGGGAGATTGAATTATGGCTCTAGGTGATAATACTACTTCCGTAGCACGTGGAAATGACGCACGTGGTCGTAAACCATATCTGCTTTCTGCAGAGTTGAACTTTGCAACGGCGGCAAGCGATAAGGGTACTGCCCTCGCTGCCAACGATGTAATTCCCGGTCTGACCATTCCAGCTAATACTCTCATCATGTGTGCTGGTTTTGAAGTAACGTCTGCTCATACAGGCACTTCAACCGATACAGATTTTGACTTTGGTATTACAGGTGGTGACTTGGACAACTTTGTTGACGGTTTTGATTTTGATGGCGCATCAGTAGGTGATTACGCTTTTAAGGCAGGTCAAACTCCTGTTCTTATCGGTGGCACTTCTGACACCATTGACATCGAAATTCAGGCAATGACAGGCACAACAACAGGTGGTAAAATCCGTATGTTTGCTGTATGCTTGGATGTTGACGATCCGGGCGACATGACTGCTCAAGAAGTGGACCGCGATCAACTCGCGTAACATAATGTGATGGGGCAGGGTCTAGGCATAAACTAACCTTGCCCCTCACTTTCATTAAAGGATTTATAATGGCTGAGTCATTTCTCACATTAACAAATAAAGTGCTAGTTAAACTAAACGAAGTAGAATTAACTTCTTCTAATTTTACATCTGCACGTGGAATACAAGTACAAGCACAAAACGCTGTTAACGAAGCCATTAGATATATTAATCAAAGAGAATTTAATTATCCGTTTAATCACTCTACTAGAACTGAAACACTGGTTCCGGGAACTGTTCGATATAGTATTCCTACAACAGCTAAAACAGTTGACTATAATACATTTAGAATAGTAAAAGATGAAGATGCTGGAACTGTAGGTGGTCGTTTAAGAATATTAGATTATAATGAATATGTAAATTTGTTTATTACTCAAGAAGATGAAATAGTTTCCACAACATTAAATGGTTCTCATTCTGATTCTGTAACAACATTAACACTAACATCAACAACAGGTTTAGACGCGACAGGTAAAGTTTTTATAGGTAGTGAAATAGTAACGTATACAGGTATACTAGGTAATGATATAACAGGTTGTACTAGGGGTGCAGAAAGCACTACAGCCGCTACACATGCTGACGGTACAACAGTAACTCAATTTGATGACGGTTCCCAACCAGATTTTGTAGTGCGAACACTAGATAACAATTACTTGTTATATCCCTTTCCAGATAAAGAATTTACACTAAAATATGATTTCTTTACATTTCCCTCTGATATGTCGGCACATGGCGACACAACAACTATTCCAGATAGATTTTCACCTGTTATTGTAGATGGTGCTGTGTCTTATGTATATCAGTATCGTGGAGAAACACAACAGTATGGTATTGCCTTTGCTAGATTTGAACAAGGCATTAAGAATATGCAAACACTCTTGGTAAATAAGTTTGAATATGTTCGTTCAACATACATACCACACACAGGAAATACAAGAGGTTCTAATAACGTAAGGGCAGAATAAATGGCGGCAACACAACCTAGTGCATTTAACTGCGAAGGTGGTTTAATATTAAATCGTTCTACGTTTATGATGCAACCCGGTGAAGCATTAGAACTACGTAACTTTGAGCCTGACATTGAGGGCGGCTATCGTAGGATTAACGGTTTTTCTAAGTATGTATCTGCAGTAGTTCCACAAACTGCTTCTGCATCAGAAAAAGTTCTTATGGTAGCTACGTTTGGTAGCAAGGTACTTGCAGCTAGAGGTACGTCTATATTTAGTGCAGACCCCGGTGGATCAAGTTGGACATCCATTGACAGCGGCAGAACTAGCGCAGGTAAGTATAACTTTGAACGCTTTAATTTTGATGGTACAGATAAAATAATTGTGGTAGACGGTGCAAACGCACCTACAGTATTTAATAGTTCTTTAGCTGCAACTGACGTAAGTGAGAGTGATGTAGCAGGTGCTAAGTTTGTTACAGCGTTTAAAAATCACATGTTCTACGCTGGTAAATCTAGCATACCACAAACTGTAGTATTTAGTCAACCAGCAGACGAAGATGCCTTTAACAGTGGTTCTGGTGCTGGTACTATTAATGTAGACGATACTATAACAGGACTCAAAGTTTTCCGTGAAGATTTGTTTATCTTTTGTGAAACTCGTATATTCAAACTAAGCGGCACATCAAGTTCTAATTTTGCTGTAGTTCCTGTTACACGTGATATTGGCTGTGTAAATGGCAACACTATTCAGGAATTTGCTGGTGACCTTATCTTTCTTGGCCCTGACGGGTTGCGTACAATTGCAGGTACGGCAAGGATTGGTGACGTGGAGTTGGGAACTATAAGTTCTAATGTACAGTCTATATTTAATGATAACATTAGTAGCGCATCAGAATTTGACTCCATAGTTATTCCAGATAAAACACAGTATCGTATATTTTTTACAAAGTCTGGAACTGCTGAAACTGTAACTAAAGGTGTTATCTGTGTTCTTAAAGGTCAAAGGTTTGAGTTTTCAGAAATACAAGGGATAAAGCCAGCAAGTACAGATCACTTTGTTTCTGCGGGTGATGTAATTGTTTTACACGGTGCTTACGAAACTGGCTATGTGTATAGACAAGAATCAGGCAATACGTTTGATGGCACTGTAATATTTGGTAGATATAGAAGTCCTGACCTAACTTTGGCTGACCCCGGCATTAGAAAACATATGCAAAGGGTTATTATAAACTATAAACCTGAAGCTGCTATTAACTCTAACTTGCTTGTTAGATATGACTACGAGGCGGCAGACTCGTCAAGACCTGCAGCTTATCCACTAGACTCTGAAGATGTTGTTGCTATATATGGCACATCTGTGTACGGAACACCTATCTACGGTGGTGCATCACAACCGCTAGTAAGACAGTCTGTAGAGGGTTCAGGGTTTGCTATAGCACTACGAGTAGAAGACAGTGCTGAAACAGCACCGTACTCATTAAAAGGGTTTCAATTAGAATATCAGCTAGGAGAGAGAAGATAAATGGGTGACACGTATACTAGGCAGTCCTCCTATACTGACGGAGATGTTATTACTGCTGCACACACCAACGACGAGTTTAATCAGCTTCTTGCGGCGTTTGCTGCCAGCACAGGCCATACACACGATGGCACTGCTGCTGAAGGTGGACCTATTACTAAACTGCTAGGCAATGCACTAACTTTTGGTGCGGGTACTGCTGGCACAGATATTACTATTACCTTTGATGGTGAAACCAGTGACGGTGAATTAAAGTGGATGGAGGACGAAGACTACTTTGAGTTTTCGGATGATATACTTGTAGCCAGCACAGAAAAACTACAGTTCCGTGATACAGCTATTTACATTAACTCAAGTGCAGATGGACAGCTTGATCTTGTAGCTGATACAGAAATACAGATAGCTGCCACCACCATTGACATAAATGGTAACGTAGATATCTCTGGCACACTTACTATTGGTAGTGCAGGTATATCTGAAACTGAACTAGAAATACTTGATGGTGCAACAGTTACCACAACAGAATTAAATATCCTTGACGGCGACACATCTGCTACATCTACCACTGTAGCTGACGCAGACCGTGTTGTATTCAATGATGCTGGAACTATGAAACAGGTGGCGGTCACTGACTTAGCTGCCTATTTTGATGATGAAATTACAGCGATGCCCAATCTTGTTACAACGGGCGCACTTGACTCTGGCTCTATTACGTCTGGCTTTGGCACAATTGATACAGGCTCGTCTACCATTACTACAACTGGTCTGATTACAGGTGGTTCACTTGATATTGATGATGTTTTAATCAACGGTTCAACTATTGGTCACACAGATGATACAGACCTAATGACTCTTTCTAACGGTGTGCTAACCATAGCTGGAGAGGTTGATGCTGTAAGTCTTGATGTATCGGGTGATGCTGATATTGATGGCACACTTGAAGCTGATGCAATTACAATTGCTGGTGTTACACTGGCTGAAACAATCTCTGATACTGTTGGTGCTATGGTTAGTTCCAACACTGAAACTGGTATATCTGTAACATATGATGACAGCGATAATACACTTGACTTTGTTCTTGGTACAGCACAGACAACTATTGAATCTGTAAAAAATACTAGTCTTGTAATCGGTAGGGATGACGACAACCTTATTAAGTTTGGAACAGACAATCAGATTATTTTTGAAGTGTCTGGTGGTGACAATGTAATTTTTAAAGCAAGTGGTGAGATTGAAGCAAGCAGCCTTGATATTAGTGGCGATGCTGACATTGATGGTACACTTGAGGCTGATGCAATTACCGTAAATGGCACAGCACTAAATACTGTTATTGCAGGTGTGACGGTCACTGACGCAACGAACTCTGCTCATGTCTTGGTAACTGACAACGAAAGCACAAACGAAGAAAATCTTATTACTTTTGTAGAGGATGCTACTTCTAGCACAGGTAATGTTGGCCTAGAGATGGATGGTAATCTTACCTATAATCCAAGCACAGGCACTATAACATCAACTATATTTAAGGGTAACATAGACGCAGTAGACGGAGACTTTGATGGTACTCTAGAAGCTGACGCAATTACATTGAATGGCACGGCCATCACAGCAACTGCCACCCTTGACACGGGCATCTCAAACAACAACGTGCCGAAGTTTACAAGCGGTGTTGCAGACAATGACTTCCTGCGTGTAGATGGCACGGCTATTGAGGGGCGTTCTGCATCAGAGGTGTTGT